CTAGCTCGGTCTCTTTATACTCACCACGCTTGATAAATGCGTCCTTGTTCGTCTCTTCGATGGTTGCAACCATGTTGCCTTGCATCACGATAATCTTTGCGCTCATATATAGTTTCTTTTTAATCGTTAATAACCTTGTTAAGCAACTCTAATCAAATTGTAGTTCTTGAATTGTCTCCACTCGCCCTTGACCTCATCCCAATACTTGGTGCAGTCCTTGCAAGCGTAACCCTTGCCGTTTGGAGTGTAGTCAATGTGACTCTCCATCAAAGTGCCGAAAGCCTGACGAATCTCACCATTCATCTTCTGAAAGTAAAACTCAACGACCTGCTTCTTCATGCGAGCCTTCAGCTTGATTACCTGCCAAGCTTGCTTCAAGCATTCTGCCCAACTCATGTAAGCACCCTTAAGCTGAAATGCTCTGTGAGCCATATTCATTACTTCTCTCATCATATTCTTAAAAGTAGTAGCCATAATCTTTCAATTTTAAAGGGTTAAACAAAACGTTACTTGCAAAGTCCAATGCTCTCACGAAGGAAACTCTTTGCCTCGGCGTTGCTCATCTGCAACTTCTTCTCGATGAGGTTAATCATCTTGTTTGTGTCCTCCTGTGTGTTGAGGTTGTTGCTGACGAACTCAACCATAATGAACTTCTGTATCATATTCTTTCTAACCATTGAAGTAGTCATATTGCTATACCGTTTTACGAGTGCCGACTCGGAGGTGCAACCTCAGCTAAATTAATAATGTTCTTGTGACCTTTCTTTCTTAATCACGATGCAAAGATACGGCTTTTTCCGTACACTACCAAATATTTTGTGTGGTTTTTTCCGTATTTTAACGTATTTTAGTACGGAAAATGCCGTACATATAGAAAATTTGCATAACTTTGCAATCGAAATAAGTATAATACATTATTATATAGATTATGAGAATAAGAGAACTTATAAAAAGCAAAGGCTATAATCAAGAAGAATTTGCTAAATTGATAGGTGTTACTCGTAGTACGTTATTAGGGCAAATAGAAAGACCATCATACACAACGATGGAAAAAATCGCCAATGCCCTCAACGTACCGATTTGGCAACTCTTCATATCAGAAGAGGATATTGTTGAAAGATGCAGCAAACCTACTTATGACGATAAATCGGATTTTATCGCCCTAATAAAACAAGGTGGTGAGTTGTATTCCGCATCATCCATCGCTGAGGCTAGGGTCGTGTTGGATAAGTTGGAAAGTGTTAAGTAACGTGGGGCGTTCCCCACCAAGTTCAATAATTAAAAGTATGGGATTATGAAGAAGAAAATTATCATTGCAATTGTTGCAGCCATTCCCTTGTTGATGGTGTGCAGTGGATGTGGAAATAAGAACAAACAACCTACTATCGAGGAGCAGATTGCACGTAACAAATATATAGATAAGATTATGTGTAATGATTCATGTAAGGCAAAACGTGATGTAGTTTTAAAGAAATATTTCGGTTCAAACTATACTTTAGCCAAAAGTAAAATTAACAATTATGACAGCAATTATAATTGGGGATATTTTATGGACGATGGAGTCTTAGATGGCACAATAAATGGAGCAAAGGGAAAATATGAATATCATATAGATATTACGGTTTCTATAGAAAATCCACTAGATTGGACGCTTACGGAATTTCGTGTTAAGGATATAAAAACACAACATTACGTTTATGTAATAAGAAATGGGAGTGAAGAAAATGTAGAGGAATATGAGAAGGCAATTACAACGAGCAATTCAGAAAGTGATATATATGTTTCTGATGAAGACTTATCCGCAATCGAGGATGCTTTGCAAAGAGAATGGAATGTAAGTAATGCGATGAGTTCAGTAGGTGCAGAAAGTTCAAATGTCTTCAAGGTCAAAAAAGAAAGTGTTAGTGGAAATGAGGTAACTGTTTCTTATTCTTTGCGCTCTACCTATAGTGGTCAGAAGAAATTTGTTGATTTGCATGGTGTTGTCAAGAAGAATAGTGATGGCTCTTGGAGTGTCGTAAACTTAGGATATTAACAGTTTTAGTTTAGAAATGGTTTGTTTGCCACATTACAAGACTGATAATATAATAAGGTGTAATCTTAAAAATAAGTTTCTAAAAGAAAATAAAGTTTAAAAGAACAAAGAAATACACTAAATAATTTGCTTGTTTCAGAAATTATGCTTACCTTTGCAAACGAAATCAGAAATGGTTTAGCCGTGAAGTGGTAAGCATGGTTACTGAGATAAGAAGAAATTTAAGAGTCTTCGGACTTTTCTATACTTTTAGCCTCGTTCGCACTTACCACATTAGCGGATGGGGCTTTTGTTTTGCCCCAAAGGTAAGAGGCATACCTGTAAAACTGCCGTGTCTAATTTTAAAAGTAAAGAAAAGTATGAAGACAATTAGTTTTAAGTTGGTTGGTGTTAGTCCATTGATGTTGAATAATCCGAGAACAGTTTCTCCTTTTGATGATTACGCAAAAGCGATTTCCTCTTTGACTAGCAAGAGACGAAAGACGGAAGAAGACCAATTGGAGATATGTCGATTGAGGTTCTTGGCATCCTTGTATCTGAACACAAAGGGCGAATACTACATTCCTAGTTCACACATCATGCAAGCCGTTAAATGTGCTGCCAAAGAGATTCGTCTTGGTGCAAAGGTTGAGCGTTCTTTTGGTGTTATGGATGATGGCTTGTTGAAGTTCAAGGATGCGGACAAAACCCCTGAGCAACTTTACGAGCTTGGTATTTATGTAGATTGTCGTGCCGTTGGTATTCGAGGCACAAAGGTTCTTACTACTCGTGCGATATTCCCAGAGTGGAGCACAGAATGCACTTGTTGGTATGATGAAAGTCAATTAGACCGAGACCAAATTGTTAGGTTGTTCGAGGTTGCTGGTCTTAGATACCATTTAGGCACATACCGAGCAATGTATGGTAAGTTTGAGGCGAAAGTGATAAAATAATATTGGTTTTCCCCACATGGTGCTAGCGGAAGTTCGATTCTTCTGTGGGGAGCTAGATATTTAAAGTACGGTGTTGCAAAGTGAAGTGCTGTAGGGCAAAGTGAAGTCTAGTATAGTTAAGTGCAGACTGGTATAGCTTAGTGTAGTAAAGGGTATCTCTGTATGGTATTCATCAAGGTTCGATTCCTTGGCAGAGAACAATGTTAAAATAAAAATCATGGAAAGTGTAAAGGAATTAACAAATGAAGTGCTAGGAGCATTCGAAGAAGAGTTAGTAGCAAGCTTTGATGAAGGTCAGCTTATTCCTCATAAGTGGTTAAAAGAGAAGTTTGGTTTACCGAAACTTGCTTTTGAAGATTATGGTAAGGATGTAGATGCTTATATTGAGGCTATCCAATTACAGCAATTTACGTACATGGCAATGGTTGAAAAATTGCGTGAGGATATGTTGAAAAATAAGCAATGTTGCCTTCGTAATGTTTGGGGCAATGGCTACGTGATTGTTCCTAGCAACGAGCAAGCCAATTACGGCTACGACCAAATGATGAGCGACATCAAAAAGGCATTAAAGCTAGGTGCTGACATCATAAACAATGTACGACCTTTGCCTATGGAAGAACAATCTAAGTATTACGATACATTGGCGAAACTTGCAAAGGTTCGTGATGTATTTGCTAATTTAAAATAAAAAGTAAAGTATAGTCAAGTGCAATGCGGTGCTGAAGAGTGAAGTGTAGTTAAGTAGACGTAAGTGAAGTCTAGACAAGTAAAGTGAGCCATCCTTCGGGGTGGCTCTTTTTTGTTAATTGTGGTTAATATAACAAAATTGTTACCATAAAATTTGGCTATATAACAAAAAAGTTATATCTTTGCAATGTCTTAAGGACAAAAGAGTTCTTGTAACAATGAAGAAAAGCGAATTGATTAAGAGACTGAGAGAAGCGGGATGCTTCCTGTCTCGACAAGGTTCGGGACATGAAAAATGGACTAATCCTAAAACGGGAAAGTCTCAATTCGTGCCAAGACACGCTAGAGAGGTCGCCACAGGCACCGCTCATAGTATTCTAAGAGAATTGGTTGGGGAGTAATCCCCACCTTTCTCTCTTCATTGCTTAAAGGACTCTTTTTTTTGTTAAGAAGATAAACGAATATATATATGAAGAAGATTAAAGTTATTGTAGAACAAGCCAAGGATGGGTCTTTTTGGTGTTATACCGAAGATGGCATAGGTAAGGTTGGCTTAAACTCTTGTGGAGACACTGTTGCCGCAGCGAAGCAAGATTTAATGGATTGTTTGGCGTTGGCAAAAGTGGATGCAAAAGAGAATGGAGAAGTGTTTCCTGACGTTGAATTTGAATACAAGTATGACTTGCAATCTTTCTTTAATTATTTCTCTTTCCTCAATGTGTCAGAGATTGCAAAACGAGCAGGTGTCAATCCTTCATTGATGCGTCAGTATAGTAAAGGCATAAAGCAAGCTGGCGAGAAAACTTATGAACGTTTGGCGCATTGTATGAATGAAATAAAAAAAGATTTGGTAGCCGCTACCTTTTAGGCGTGTGGCTTCATTGTTGCAATAGATAAAGAACTCAGAGCCTTCTGCATGTGAATGTGGAAGGCTCTTTTTTTTTGTACCCAACCTTAATCTTTGCACTTAAATTTTTTGTGAAATAGCACACGTTAATTCTTTCGCTATTCCTTTGATTATTAGCTAATTTTGCCAAGAAAAAAGTATAAGGATGGCACAGTTAGAATTCAATATCAAAGCGAATTTCGACCAAATAAGGCTAGCCAAGCAAGAACTTGAAAGATTGCGTGGTGAGTTGTTGAAAACAACAAAGGCGACAGATAAGACGGTGGTTCAAGACCTTACGGACAAATATGCAGAGCAAAAGCAAAAGGTGACAGAGCTTAGTTCCGCAATGTCTCGCTATGCTTTTGTGATGAGTGGTGATTATGCCAAGAAAATGCAGAATCTTACAAGAGAGGTTTTTTCTTTCGAGCTGCAAGCAGACGCATCTAAGCGAAAGATTGAAAGACTTTCTTCTGAGATTGCAAAGATGCAGTCTAAACTTCGTAAAGGAGGCTTAGATATTGGCACTTCAACAATCCTTAATCGTGATATAAGCGAAAATTCCACTATACTCAATGATGAGAAAAGGCGTTATGAGAATCTAACCGGATTAGGTAAGCAGGCAAGAATCGAATTGCAAAACATGCAAGCAGAGTATGTCCGCTATTCGGGTTCTTCGAGTGCAACTACTGATAACGTAAAGGTGATGACTGATGCCTTTGCCGGAATGATTGAGGAAATGAAGAAAGTTCCTACTGTCGGTGAGGGTGCAACATCTTTATTTAATCGTCTCGGTGGTGATGCAAAGCAATTAGCAATGAGCCTCGTAGGTGGCCTGGGGTTTGAACAATTGGCAGAACACATCTTTAATGTTCGTTCACAATTCCAACAGCTTGAAATTTCATTCACTACTATGCTTGGTAGTGAGCAGAGAGCAGGAGCATTGATGAACCAACTTGTTCAAACGGCTGCGAAGACTCCTTTCGACATGAGTTCGATAACAAATGGGGCAAAGCAGTTGTTGGCTTATGGTACGGCTGCAAATGAGGTTAATGACATTCTTGTTCATCTTGGAGATATTTCGGCAGGTCTGAACGTTCCGTTGAACGATTTGGTGTATTTGTATGGTACAACAATGAGCCAAGGCCGCATGTACACGATGGACTTGCGTCAGTTTATGGGCAGAGGCATCCCGATGGCTGAGGAGCTTGGTAAAATCATGGGCAAGACAACCCAAGAGGTTCAGCAAGCGGTTACAGATGGAAAGGTCGGAGCTGATTTGGTGAAAAAAGCTATCATCAATATGACCGAAGAGGGCGGCAAGTTTGGTGGACTGATGGAAAAGCAATCTACAACCTTGCAAGGAAAATGGTCTAACATTGGCGATAGCGTTGACCAGATGTTTAACGAACTCGGCAAGAAGTCGCAAGGAATATTTGGCACTGGTTTAGACTTGATTTCGTCTTTGGTTGACAATTGGGAGACGGTCGTTAAAGTTATTGGTTCGGCTGCGGTAGCCGTAGGCATATATAAGACAGGTCTGATGGCGGCAGCATCCATCCAAAAAGCTCAAAACAAAGCTACACTTGATAGTATTGCAAGTAATCTTGACGAAAAGATAAAAGCGTACAAAGATGAAGCTGAATTGTATCATTCCTACACCGGAAAAGATACATCCGAATATAAGAGCCAAAGACTTTCGGATTTGAATAAGGCTGTTTCTAATACTGATATGTTGGGTACGGATAAGGCCGAGGAACTTGTGTCTCTTAAAATCAAAGAGGCTCAGACCGATGGAATCATAACCCAACAAATGGCAGAGCAATTGCAACTTAAACGTGATATGCTTGTCACTCAGCAACAATCTGCTGCTAAAGAACAGATGGAGGCTTTGGAACTTTCCAAGGGACTTGATGAGAAAATGGCTCAGTTCAAGGAAATGGAAAATGATTACCGACATCTTAACGGAAAAGATACCAAAGATTATAAGGCAAGCCGTTATAATGAGTTGGGAAATGCTTTGTCCGATACCGAAAATATCGGTGATGATGAAACGGAGAAACGCATATCTAAGCAGATAGAATTAGCGAAATCTGAGGGGTTGATTAGCGAAGAAATGGCTAAACAACTCCAGTTGAAGCGTGACCTCTTGGTTGAGCAGACAAGACTTGCGGAGAAAGAACAACTCCAATGGCAAAATGCGGTAAACGCCAAAGAAGCCGCAGAAGAAGAGTTGCGTGCAAAAAAATCGCAAGAAGCCGACATCGCTGCTGCAAATAAGGCTGCGGAACAAGCAAAGGCTGAGGCTGACCTTAAACAAAAAATAGCCAAGGCAAATGAAACCGCTTATGGTAAGGCTCTTTTGGAAACTAACGCCTTACAGAAGAAAGTAGACTTGCAGCAAGAGAGTTACGATAAAGCGATGGATGAGGCTCGTGAAAAGAGAATAGTCCTTGCTCAACTTGATGAGGAAATAAAAAAGCAGCAGCAAATCATAGAACAGAAAGAAAAGGAATTGGTCTATGATAATGGGGCGGTTGATACGACTTCATTTGGTGGCTATGCGGATTCTTTTTCGGATAACGAAAATAGTTCAATAGTTCAATACGAGGCTGAACAAGCGAAATTGGAAGAGCTGATGCAAAAGCGTCAGCAAGCGGATGAGGAATACGAAAGTTCTAACGCAAAGCGTAAGGCTATCCAACAGGAACTTCAGACTACGACTGAGAAGTTGACAGAAGCCGAAGAGAATGAAACCGAGGTCTATAAAGAGACAGGAGCAGCGGCAGATGAAATTGGAGATATTGTTCAGCAAGGAATAGATATAGAGGATGGTAAGATTAGCATTACGGAGGCGGCAACTACTGCTACACAAACCAACACTACTTCTGAAGCTAGCAATGCAACCGCAAAAGGTGCTAATGCAAATGCCACTTCTTCGGAAACTATTGCTAATACGGCAAACTCGACTTCAAAGACAGCTAATACTGCGGCTACTAATGTAAATACAACGTCCGAGAACCTGAATACAGGAGCAAAGGAACGGAATTCCCTTGTTACCTCTATATTATCTGTTGGCACAAAAGGGTTAGCATTAGCTCAAAATGTGTTAACATGGGCTACTAATGCCGTTACCGTTAGTATGAGGGAGCTATGGGCTGCAATGCTTGCAAATCCTCTAACTACCATCATTACTCTGGTAACAACCGCAATGTCCGTTTTTGCGATGTTTGGAAGCGAGGAGGAAGATGCCGCAAAGAAAACGCAAGATATGGGAAATAAGGCTGCTGAGGCTAGTAATAAGGTTCGTTCCTTGTTTGCAGTTTTGAATAATGGCAAGGCAGAAGACCATAAGGATGCAATAAATGAATTGAAGTCTGCTTATGAAGAATATGGGATAAAATTGGATGAAACTAAAATGAAGTCTCAAAGCATGAGTGAGCAAGCTGATGAGTTAAAGGCGCATGAAGAAGAACTTATCGGTATTATTGAAAAGCGTTCTCTTGAAATGGAGCGTGCAAATCAATTGCAGGAGGCTTATAATAATTATAATTCTTCAAATGATTCCTCTTTCGGTTCATTCAAAGATTCTATTGACGACAAGTTGTCTGATGTAGAAATGGGAACTATTCGAAGTCTCATAAGTCAGGATGACATAGACAAGTTAGCTGAACTGCGAAAGGAGATGAATGCTTGTGGTGGAGATTTAAAGGTGTACAACGCATTGAATGCTCAATACTCTCAATTACAAGGGGAGTTGAATGTAAAAATAGGAACTTATCTCGAAAATATGCACCATAGCCGTTCTGAGGTGGCTCAGATGATTCCTGATATAAACGACTTTACTGATGGGCTTGTTAGCAATAAAGTTGAGTTGGATGGTACTGTTGATTCTATAAATAATAGCGTCAATGCCGCAGAACGTGCGAGAAAAGCCACATCTAATTTAACTTATGCGCAAGAGGAACAAGCTTTGAAAAGTCAATATGCAAAGAAGAGCTTCAAGGATTTGAATAGTGAAATCCAAGAAACAATAAAGTTGTGCAGTAGAAAATTGCATCTTGATATTAAGGTTAACTATGATGATAGTGAGCTTCCTGCATGGATTAAGAATATGTCTCAGTCTCAGTTGAAAGCGAGTATGGCAGCGAGAAAGAACTGGCTTGACGGACACAAAAAAGGGGATGTTCTTCAAGTTGGAGGTCAATATAAGACTTACGAACAGGTCGCAAACGAATTGGCTATGATGCAAGCAAGAGGTAACAACTTCGAAAGTAAGCCGAAGAAAAGCCAAAAGGAGATAGATAAGGAGAGGAAGGCAAGAGAGAAAGCGGCTAGGGATGCTGAAAAGGCTAGGAATGATGCCGAGACAAAGGCTGGTAATAAGCGCAAGGCTGAGGAGGACTATTTCAAGTCTATTTCATCCTATTCGGAGAAAGCTATCCAAGACATGACCAAGAACCGCATCAATGCGATGAATGAGGGCTATAGCAAGGAATTGGCTCAGATAACGGAGAATGCCGACAAGGAGAAAAAAGCGGTAGAAGATGGTATAGACAAATTGGTTGAGGCTAGGAAAAAGCGTGACCAAGCTGTTTGGGTTAATTCCGGCAAAGGTCGTAAGGCTAATATGTGGAAACAGAGCAAAACCGATGAAGAGTATAAGAATGAGGTTTTGGATGAAACCATGAAGGATAGCAAGGGTAATCCGGTTAAGGTAAATGGCATGGAGATGACCATAGGCATGAACGTTGCTAATCAGATGAATGCAATTCGGGATAAGGCTGTAAAGCAGAATGAGGATGTGCTTGCTAAAGAAGCGCAAAGCATGTACGATTATCTGAAGACTTATGGTACATTCCAAGAACAGAAGTTAGCTATTGCTGCCGATTATGCTAAGAGGATTAGCGAGGTTGAAAACTCTACGGATTCGGACTCAAACAAGCAATGGAAGATAAAGTCTTTGAAAGAAGAGCAGAAGAAAGAAACGGATTCGGTTGAGACTAGTGCTATTATGCAGAAGATAGACTGGTATCAAGTCTTCGGAAATGTTGGTGGCATTATGAAAGATGCGCTTGTTCCTTTATTGGCAGATCTGGACAAGTTCGTAGGTACGGATAAGTTCCAAAATTTGGGTGCAGACCAGCAGAAGAGTATAGTTGATGCTATGCAGAATATCCGTAATTCGATTGGCAATACAAGTGATTTGGGTTGGAAAGACCTTGCAAGGGACGTTGTAGCTTATCAGGAGGCTCTGAAGAATGCGAAAATTGCCCAAGAGGAATATACGGAAACAGAAACCAAGCTTACACCTCGCATTAAGGATTTGCAAAATCAGATAGCGAATGCGAAAAAGTCGGGCAATGTCGCAGAGCAAACAAGGCTACAAGAAGAATTGAATAAAGTTCAAGGTCAGTTAGCGGAGTCCGGAAAGAAGATTGTTACGGCTAACACAAAAGTTCGTACTAGTGGTCAGAAGTTGGCTCAAACGACACAGAATGTGACACAACCGATTTCTGCTATCCATGAGTTCCTTTCTACTTCTGGACTATCCGATTTGGCATCTCTTTGGGATAGTTTTGACCAACTTAAAGGTGGAATTGACGGATTGAAAGCTTTAAAGGAGGCTAAAAATGCGGCTGACGGACTGAAGGATATGGGTAAGGAAGCCGCAGATGCTGCCGCAGATGCTGGCAAGAAAGCTGGTGATGCACTAAGTGAAGGATTGTCAAAAGCTGGACTAATAGGTCAAATCGTATCTGCCATCTTGAAGATACTTGATGTTTTGAAAGATGGTATTGGAACATTGATTAGTAGCTTGATTGATACAGTTCTGAATGCGGTCAACGGCATATTAAAGAATATTCTAAGTGGCGATTTTATAACTCAGATTGGAGGGTCTTTGGTAAGCGGCATTGGTAATATTCTCAATACTATATCGTTTGGTGGATTCAATAGTTTGTTTGGAGTTGGTGGAAACGCAAAAGAAGTAAACCGGACTATAGACAAATTGACGGCTAGGAATGAAATCTTGACGGATGCAATAGACAGATTACGTGACTCTATAGACAAGACTAGTGGTATCAAAGCCGTAGAAGACTCAGAAAAAGCTGAAAAACTTCAAAAGGAAAAAGAGCAAAACCTAAAGGACATCATGGTGGCACAAATGGGTTATCATGGCTCTCATGGAAGTTTTAACCGTTATTTCCGAGGATTTTCGCAAGAGCAAATCAATAAGGTGTCTGAAGCGATAGGTAGACAATGGAATGGAAACCTAAGCGACATACGGTCTGCTGATGAAGCTAATGCGTTGTTGCAAAATCCTGATATTGTTAACAAGATTCAGAACACTGGTAAGGGAAATTATGGAGGAAGAGTCCTCGAAAAGTTGAAAGATTATGCGGCTGAGGCAGGAACATTAGAGGATATTGCTGATGACCTAGCAGAAAGCTTGACGCAAATATCTTTTGATAGTTTGAAGAGCGAGTTCATAGATACTTTGATGGATATGAATTCCTCTGCTCAGGACTTCTCTGATAATTTCTCCAAGATGCTTATGCAAGCCGTTCTGAAAGCTAAGGTAGATGATTTGTTGGGTAATGATATGCAAGCATTCTATGATGAGTGGACGGAGCGAGCTAAGGCAAATGGTGGCAAATTGTCTCAGACGGATATTAATGAATTGAAGGGAAGGTACGATGAAATGGTTCAAGAAGGACTGAAGATTAGAGATGAAGTAGCCGAAATAACTGGTTACAAGCAATCTTACGAGCAGTCTGCGTCTTCCGGTTCTTTTGAATCCATGAGCCAAGATACAGGAGAAGAGTTGAATGGTCGTTTTACAGCGGTGCAGATCGCCACAGAGGGAACGTATGAGGAAGCAAAGCTCATAAATACCAAGTTGGATGCTATTGCGGCTCGTGATGGTGGCGCAGAGGGTAGCTTACTAACAGCTAGCGTGAATACTATTATGGGTAATGTAGGCAATATTTGGTTAGCCGTTGATGAGGGAAGAACTATTCTTGCCCAAAGTCTGATGTACTTGCAGTCGATTGATGAGCGACAAGAGCGATGGCATAAGCCTATGTTGCAAGCATTCAATGATATACACGAATTGAAAGATAAAATGAGTAGATTGTAAACTTAATATGTGCCATGTTAAAGTAAGAGGGGAATGCGTGATGCACTCTCCTCTTTTTTTTATGGAGAAAGTTTTTGTTTTTCACAATATAGATAAGTGTTGTTAAACTGAGTGCTAATTTTTGGTAGAGTGGAATATAATAGTTATCTTTGTAGTCGATTTCAAAACTTATAAGGACATGAAGATATTAGAACCAAAATATGAAATCCTATCCCAAGGAGAGGGTATGGATGGAGTTTACAAGCAGATAGAGCTGTGTGGTCGCACATGTTATGCGTCAAGTATGAAGATAGACAAAGACAGCGCAAAGCCTTTCGTTGAGCGTATGGTAAGCAGCAATCATCTTGCCATGTGTGAGCATGGAACGATTTACCTCCATGTAGCCTATGAAGAAGGATTTTTTGTACCGGAGTCTTTATTGGTCAAGCACTATCGTGAGAACAAATATTCAAAGGTGATGCAGATTGGCAGTGACTACTATATCACAACCAACTACAGAGTGATAGTTGAAAATAACTGGTTTGAGGATTTGGACTATATTTGCGAGCCTACGGAATGGCATGAGAAGCGAATAACAGTCCGCTTTACTACTCAGATTGCGGTAAGTAGAGAGGCTAACAGACATCGTGTAGATTCCGTAGCGGAACAAAGCACTAGATATTGCAACTATAGTAAAGATAAGTTCGGAGGCGAGATTGCTATCAACAAACCAAAGTGGGTTAGCGATGATGATGCGGTTAATCCATTGTCTTTTGATGGTGGAACATTTGTTGACCTATCAAAGAACATCGGTAGTTATGAACATTGGAGTCCGGTAGAAAAATGGTGGTTTGCTAATAGAGTATGCGAAATGATGTATTTGTCTTTGGTCAAGGATGATGGTCTTAAGCCACAGGATGCGAGAACAATACTTCCTCTTGATACCAACACGGAGTTGATTCATACCGCATTTGTGAGCGATTGGAAGCATTTCTTCGAGCTGAGAAGCCTTGGTACGACCGGAAAGCCTCATCCAGATATTGAGGTCTTGGCAACACCATTGATGAATGAGTTCAAGGAACGAGGTTTGATTTAAACGTTTATGAAGAAGAAAGCCAAGCAAATAGCCAAGGTGATGAGCAATGATTCTTTGGAGGTTGTTGCTCATATGATTGCTGATGAGGCAAAAGGTGTGCGCTACGAGGTGTATGCCGATGGTTCTAGTAAGAAAGAAAAGTGTGGTTGTGGCTGGCTTGTGCTTCATAAGGGAGTTATTATCAAAAGTGGGAAATATACTTTTATCACAGCTAAAGTGAACGATTCGGTGAGAGCCGAAATAAGGGCGGTTATTCATGCATTGGGTGATTGCCCTATTTCATGTTCTGTTGATGTATATGTGGATTGCCAAGTAGCTATAGAGAGAATACAGGCATGCAAGTTAGGAGATTTGCAACCTATATATAATAAGGTAGCGAAAGACAAGACGATAAGATACCATTGGGTAAAGGCTCATAGAGGTAATATGTATAACGAAATGGTGGATTCTTTGGCTTTTTCCGCTACAGAAAGTTAATTTTGAGTCTAAGCGTATAATAAGCGTTAAAAGATAAAAGAAATACATTAAATAATTTGCACATTTCAAATATTCTTTGTATCTTTGCATTGTAATTAAGAAACAAGGTTACTAATTTTAAAAAGGTGAGACACACCTTAAAAACTGTGATTCGTTATGAATACTAGATTGAGTAAGAAAGAAACAATGGTTTATGGCAATATCGAAGTGATGGCTGATGTAATTGGGGGTAACAAGTACTTTACATTTGCTGAGTTGTATGATTTCGATTTGGATAATACCAAGGATGAGTTGAAAGAAATCTTAAACTCTTTGACAGAGAAAGGCTACTTGAAGAGTTTTCACGATTTCTACGAAACTTATCGAGTTTTAAAGTAAGAACGATAAAGGGGATATAAATCCCCTTACAATATAAATTTAGAGCGTGAGACACACGTAAAACTGTATTGAAACAATGAAAAAGGTATTCACAATTGAGAATGCATTAGCATTTTTGTTTGCTCTTGAAATAGTATCATTAATATTTTTTCTAGGATAGGGCTTATGCAGATTAAGTTTGGTAAGATAAAGTTTACTGCGGCTAAGTCCGAAAAAGGATGCCGCTTTGATGCTTGCTACAAAGGGGAGCATGTGGCTTTTGAGAGTGAAGACATGTCTTTGTATGATGATGTTTTTTCTGATAATAACAGAAGAGCAAAGGCTGCAAAGAGGGTGGTTTACGAGAACATTAAACACAAGTATTATGAGACCCATAGAGATTAGCGATTTCAACGCTGCCGATGAATTTGTAGTTGAGGCAATGATGCAAGATGGCAAATTCAAGGTTATCGGCAAGGTTATTATTGATAATAATCTTCTGAATGATGATGATTTGGAAACCATCTGGGATTATGCCAACTGGGAGACGAATGGCTATGAAAAGATGGTTGTCTCTAATGGAGTGTACAAAGGCTTGAAAGCGTTTAGTGATGGTCGAATGTTCTATGTAATTACGGATGATGAGGTCGGAGTGGTAAACGACAATATCATGGTACGTAAGCATTATGATGTCAACAATGGCTATTATATAAAGTCATCAAGGTTACACAAGGAGCAATCCAAGGATTTGTGGTGCTTTGGCAGCTGCGAGACCATAACTAACGAATATAAGTCAAACATTTTACATGAAGTACTTTGTGGCAAAGATGAACCATATAAAGCCTACCTTCCTTGAAGGCGGTGAAGTCTGGCATGATATTGATAAGTTCCCGATGCTAGACCATACTATTTTAGTTGAGTTGCAGGTAAAAGGCTCTGACGGATTGATTTACCGGACGCAAGATGTATGTGTTGAACGTGCAGATAGATTTGAGCCTACGATGTCTTTTGTCCCTAAGCGTTGGGCGTATGCAATAGATTTAGCTCAATGCAAGAAAGTGGAAGGATAAAATAAAATACAAATTAAAAATAAGCATATGGAAGAATCGAGAGGTGTTTACACATTACCAGTCTTGTATAATGAGCAAAGTGGTACAAACGAAGGTGTATGTGTAAGAAAAGAACTTGGAGTAGTTGTTGCAATCGACAATGAAGATGAGTTTAAAGGTGTTTTTTCAAAGGATGGTGAGGTTGATGTATTCAAGCAGTTACTATCACAAGAAGTGTATCGTTACTATACAGAGCACAACGCATTCCCTACTGGGCCTTTGGTTTCTTACAAGATGGATGGCGACATCATCTTTGATTACGTTGAAGTAACTATTGGAAAAATGTATGGCGGTTATGTTTATGTTGTTCATTACAACTTTGCAAGCACCGCATCATGATAAACAAGATTGATTATGACAGTAGTAAGAGATAGAATTAAAATTGCAGCTCAGATTGAAGTCTTGGAGGACATTGCTATTGACTATAGGGGAAAGACAATAGACAATATCATTCAACAGCTAGAAGCAAGGTTGAGTGCGTTGAAGTAAGTTCAAATTTTTGAAGTTGAAAGACTATGAGTGGTGGACGTTTTGATTATGCTCAGTATAGGATTGCTGACATATACACAAAGATAGAAGATTATGTTGATGGTCATCCATTGGATGAGGAAGATGAAAGATGCTTTCTCGAAGACCGATGGCTAGAGGAGGAAGAAGACAAGTATGTTAGAAAGCATCATCATACGATGCCTAACAGATATGGCTTATCTAAAGAGACTATCAAGGAATTCAAGAAGGGTATTGAGCTTCTGAAGAAGGCTCAGGTTTATGCCCAAAGAATAGACTGGCTTCTTTCCGGTGATGATGGAGAAGATAATTTCCATCTACGTTTGAAAGAGGATTTGGCAAATTTAAAAAGTAAGAAAGGATAGATTATGAGTTGGAATTATCGCTTAGATACACCTATGATGCAATTAGCTGAAGAGGTGAACAAGAAATATGATACTGATGCAGGTAAGATGCTTCTTTGCACTTATCTCTTCATGGTATCAAGTGAAGAGATCAAGGACAAACAAGCTTTCTTTGATTGGGTAGAAGAGCTGAATAAGTCCTGTAAGTGCGATGCGGTAAGGGAGTACGTGAAAATCAACGGCAAAGCCGATTGGCTGCATGGTGGATTCAGTAAGCCGATTTACCGACACTATAAGGGCAATTTCTATGAGTACCTTGGTGAGGTTACTGATAGCGAGACTTCTGAAGCTAAGGTTGCGTATCAAGCAGTGTGCGGACAGCATGAAGTTTGGGTGCGACCAAAGGAAATGTTCTTTGGTAATGTTGAGGTAGATGGTAAGCCAGTTCCTCGATTTGAGAAGGTAGATTTAAAAGACTTAGAGAAACAAGCCGAGAAGAGCAATGGACAGAGAAAAGATTAAGAGCTTGTTAGGTCAAGCAATCTTGCGAGTGAATGAAGTCGTACCGGATTTCGAAGACTTGGACAAGGTTCTTCCTTTGCTTAGACAGGCAATTGATGAATTAGATAAGTCTGATTCGGGTTCAGTTTAAAAAGGGTGGAAAATGGCAAATAAGCAGACGATAAAACCAAAGGTAGTTCCCTTTGAGATAGCCAAACTTCTGAAGGAGGTTGGTTACGATGAGAAGATAGCAGAATTTTGGGCTTATGCTAGTCCTTGGACAGCAAAGGGTGGCATTCGTAAGGGTGGAAAATATAATGAGCATTACGGCAGTTATATTGCTTACTCCAATTCCGAGTGGGAGAAATCCAATATTGAGTTTTCTGCTGCCTTAAAGTTGAATAGTAAGCATCCGGCAATATCCGCTCCAAGCTATGATATGGTGCTTGATTGGCTTTTAGAGCATTTCGGTTACTATATTTGTGTTGCAAACATTTCGAAAGATAAGTTCTGTTGGCAAACTACATCATGGTGTGTAGAGGAAGGCTTGTGTCATACGGATGGTAAGGAATATTCCAGTAGATACGATGCAATGGATGCCGCATTCAAGAGTATCTTAAAGGCTCGCATAGATAATAAAGAAAACGAGGAAATCAAAAGACTTTTGGAGGAAATACAAGATGGAAAGACTTTATGATACTTTTGTACACGCAATAATGGTGAAGTTAGAAGCTCGTTTATATGTTGAACTCGAATGTGTTTATAAGGATATAACAAACAAGATTGTTGAGAAGAAAGGTAAACTCACCAACGAAGACGTAATTGAGTTTCAGAAAAAACTACAAGAAGTGTACGACACGAATGCTGCTATTCGTGAAAAGGTTACTGGCATTAAAGATTCAAAGAAATGTATCTTAACTAAAGAAGCATGTGAAGAGTTAATAAAGCGATTTAGCGTGATTTATATAAAAGAAGATGAACAAGCAAAGAATGATAGAGTGGATAGCCACTTGTGATACTGGTATCTCTTCAATGACTATGTGGAGTGCATTGATGGGGGTAAAAAGAAAGAAAGATTTGGATATTCCTAAAGACAATAGTGACTTCCGTAGATGCTATGACATGGTAGAATACGGACACGTAACCTTGGATGAGCTACAGGTTGTAAAGAAGCAATATCCTTGGTTTGCTCCTGTTGTTGACAATTGGAAGGAATTGTCTCTTTTGTTTGAAGAAGAGTTGGACAAACGTTTGTATATACGAATCCGTCAGCTTTGCAAAGAGTCATATGCTATCCGATATGAGGTAAAGGGAGGACTTTATTATGAAAGGGGTTTTTGGTATAATGTTTAATTATTAAAAAAATAGAAAGAATGAATAAAGACAAATTAAAGGTCAGCTTTGAGATTGACCGCTACAAGGTAATTGGTATGCTTTCACGTAATTGTGAGAATGCTGAAGAGTACAACGAGATTATGGATATTCTTGAAGGAAAGAATGAGTTTGTGCGTGATGCGAATGGTAACGAGGAACTTGCAAGCCGCATTTGCAATTATGCTTTGGACTCTATCTTGGTAGAGAATCCAGATTTGGCTCTCCGTAAGCGTTTGGATAAGGAACAGAAAGGCGATGATGCTCCTGATGGAATTTCAAATGTTATCGAAATCAAAGGTGATGACGCAAAGAAACTTGTAGAAACTCTTTGTGGCATTCTCTACAAGGGTAAGTGATGTAAAATTCATCAAAAGAATATAAATAAACACTAAAACACTTGCAAGTATAAGAAAAAATGCTTATCTTTGCATCGTGTTTGAAACAGATGGCCTTCTGAGAGGTCGCTTCTACCATAAGTCAAGACTTAGGAGTTTACGGCATGGTTTCCACATTACCCAGTCCAGCTAGACTATAACAAGCAACTCTTATTAGGGTGAGAGACCCTAGTTGCTGCATTAGACAAGTGGTTAAGTCGCCAGCTTTTCACGCTGGTATTCAAAGGTTCGAATCCTTTATGCAGTACATACAAAATTGCCCTATGGTGTAATGGCAACACTACAGTTTTTGGTTCTGTCATTAGTGGTTCGAATCCGCTTGGGGCAACAAGGTGGAATTGGTATATGTTCCACAAAAGGTGCGATATTCAAGCGGTTAAAGAAGATAGACTGTAAATCTATTCCCATTGTGGGTTCGGTGAGTTCAAATCTCCCTTGCACCACGAGAACTTTTGTCATAATACGAGGAATGTAGCTCAGTAGTAGAGCACTTGGTTTGGTAACTAAGGGGGCGTTGGTGCGAATCCAATCATTCCTTTACGCTTTCGTAGCTCAGTGGCAGAGCATAGGATTTTTAATCCTAGGGTCGAAGGTTCGAATCCTTCCGTTGGCACAATGATACACAAGAAGAGAGCCGTGATGTTTGTTTTGTTGGAATCTCGGACATCTGTCAATGGGCAAACGTAGGATGCAGATGAGACGAATAAAGTTGTGAATAAGTCTATGAACTAGGGGAACAAGCGGAATGGCTCTCTATTGTGCTTCATTTGATGGTTTAACGAAAAATTGAAGAATATGAAAAGTCCGTTAAGAATGGCAGTCGCTTTAGAAAAGAACAACAAGATATATCCAAAAGATGTACGGAAGTTCTTGATGGGATTGTACGCCACGCTGCATTTGACAGATAACGCAACGGCTAAAGATATGGAAAAGCTGGTATATTATGCTTTTCGGAATGGTTACCTACTAGGTGTTAAGTCTGAAGGAGGTGATGACCAAAAAGCGTATGACAGACTACCGGATTTGGGAGTAGAAGAAGATATTGGTGATGATTTAAAAAGATAGTCGATAAAAATTGGTAATTAGTTAGTAAAGTTTTTTAGGCTTTGGTGTGTGAACATCGAAGCCTTTTTATATATAATAAGGTAAAATAAAAGCTGAAATGTTAACAAGACTCATATATCAGTTAGTAAAGGTTAAAATACGAAAGAAAAACATTAAATAACTTGCATGTTTCAAAACTTATTCGTATCTTTGCATCGTCAATCAAGATAAGTTGGTTGATTTGCCGAGTGACAAGTTTCACTCAATAAGGTGAGAGCGACACCAAGGGGTAAGACCCGAAACAACTAGCACAATTGATTATGTCTAAGCAGACTGGTTTTTCATTCGCAAGTTCAAAGAAGTCATTAATCGAGACTATTGACGAAATCAAGAAGTCAAAGATGCCTCGCAACGAAAAGATTGTTGCATTGAAGGCTTGCGGTCTTCGTGAGAAAGAAATCTCCGATATGTTGAAGGTTTGTGTGCCAAGCGGTTCAACTTCAACGAGATTCGTTTATACATTCGGTGTTGAGATAGAATGTGTTCATGCCGAGCGCAATGCCTTGATAGAGGCAGGTCGTCAGAATGGTGTTGATATTCATTCTGAGGGCTATAACCACACCGACAACAAGAGTTATTTCAAGATTGTTAGTGATTCTTCAGTTGGTGGTGATATAGACCCTAACGAGGTTGTAAGTCCGGTATTGAATGGCAATACAAATGGTATGGCAACCTTAAAGAAGGCTATCAAGTCTTTGGATGCCGTAGGTGCAAGAGTAAATTCTACTTGTGGTCTTCACGTTCATATTGGTGCAGCAAAGTTGACAGGTGAGCAGTATGTTAACGTCTTCAAGAATTATCAGAAACTTGAAAGATTGATTGATAGTTTTATGGCTCCTTCACGAAGAGGTAATTGCCGTTGGGCAGCCAGCTTGCTTGACAAAGATTTCTCTAATTGCCGTGGCAATTACGATATTAGACGTACTGTATTTCATGGAGACAGATATTACAAGGTCAATGCAGAGAGTTTTGCACGTCACAAGACTATCGAATTTCGTCAGCATCAAGGTTCAACCAATTACAAAAAGATTGAAATGTGGGTTAAGTTCTGCGCAAAACTTGTCGGTTGGTCTCGCAATAATGTCTTTGCTAGTGAGGTTATGAATATCGAAGATATACCTTTCTTGAATAAAGAAGAGAAGGCTTTCTTCCAGAGTCGTAAGGATGCATTTGCAACCAATAACGATTAATTAATGTAGTCCTAGGGTAAAAGCCCTAGGACACAAAGAAATCAAAGTATTATTAAGAAAAAGAAAGGGTAAAGATATGTGTGTTATTATTGTATGTCCGAAAGGTGTTGCTTTGCCATCCGTAGATGAGCTAAAGGCTGCGTATATGAGAAATCCAGATGGTTGCGGTTTTGTGAGCGAGTCTGACCATTACAAGAGTTTGCATTTCTCTACATTTATCCGTAGATTGATGAAGCGAGATATAAATGAGAATGTAATCATACATTTCAGATTTGCTACACATGGTTCTGTCTGTGTCAAGAATTGCCATCCATTCTACAAGGCAGGTTATTGGTTCGCACATAATGGAGTGCTCCCGATTTGCTCCGAGCATGATAAAACAGATAGTCAAATTTGCTTTGAACGTTTCATTTATCCTACTATCAAGAAATATGGTTGGGGTTCTGATGAACATATGAAAGAAATGAACAAATGGACAGCTCATGGTTCTAAGTTTGCAATGTTGCATAATGGTGAGATTGTGAAGTCCGGTAAATTCATAGAGCGTGATGGACGGTTCTATTCTAATTTGAATCATTTGGGTTATATGAGAAATGTAATAAACTTTTAGAAGATTAATGTTTAGGTTCTTTTTATTCGACAAGCGTCAGATGTCCGTGAGGATATTTGGCGTTTTTTTTGTTATATAAGGAGTTCTATTTTGCGTAGCTATTAATTATTCGTTTATGTGATGAAATAGCCTTAAATCGCTTAGAAATGCCGTTATTACTCACTTTTGCTTAAAAGTGAGATACTTGCAAATGGTTTAGTGCATTTATTATTCTTTTCGTATTATCTTTGCACTAGTTTTAACAAATATATCGAAAGAATGAAAGATAAAATTTTCCAGTTACTAAAACAAGAGTATAAGTCTCTTGGGTTAGGTGATGAAGTTCTTCAGGCACATGCCGAAATGCTTGATAAGATGGGGCTTGTTACTGATGACAACATCGAGACAGTGGTTGCTAGTCAAAAGAGTTTTTTGGAGTCCTTGCAAAAGGACAATGACCGCAGAGTTACCGATGCCAAGAAAAAGTTCGAGGAGGCACAGAAGGCTAAAGAAGATGCTGAACGCAAGGCTGCTGAAGAAGAAGCTAAGAAGAAAGCTGACGAAGAAGCCAAGAAAGCCGCTGAAGAAGCCGAAAAGAAACGCTTGGAGGAATTGGCAAAGAAAAACGAAATGCCGGATTATCTCAAAAAATACTTTGAAGAGCAAGCAGCAGAGAAGAAAGCTTCAGATGAAGCAAGAACCAAGGAACGTGAAGAGTTCAAGAAACTCGTTGAGACCTTGACTCAGAAGAACACAGACCAAGCCAAGACTTACAACGAACAGATGGAGGCGCAAAGCAAGACCATTAAGGAATTGCAAGAAACTATCCAAAAGCAAGCTGAGGAGGCTAAGGCTAAGGAAGAGGCTGCTGCGAAGGCAAAGGCAAAGGCAGACCACGATGCGAAGATTTTATCAAAGGCTAAGGAGTTGGGCATTCCCGAAAGTCGTATCAACGAGGGTTTCACCTTGAGCGATGATGCTACAGATGAAGCTATCGAAACATACCTCTCCAAGGTAGCGAACAACTACAAGGCGTTGCAACAACCACAATTCGGGGGCAGCTATCGTGCTAGCGAGGGCGAGCCAACAAAGGAGGACGTTGACAATGTAGCCGCATCATTAGTTCAGTCACTTTAAAAATTGAAAAACATGAATCAGGAATTGAAGACTACAAAAAAGCAAATTGTCTTTGGTGAGGATTCCGTCATTATCCAGAAATGGGAAGGCGACATCAAGGGCGGTCGTGCTTTGGATTGGACAGGCGTAAAAGATGAAGTTCTTTACGCAGGTCGTGTTATCGTGACAGATGGTAAGGGAACTTACAAGCCATTGCCTATTGAAACAGACAATTATAAGGCTTTGGGTACTGCCAGTGACCCATTGGAGCATTACAAGTATGCGGGTGTTCTCTATCGTTCCATTCTGAACGGTGAGCCAGCGGCAATTATGACTGCTGGACAAGTTAACAAGGTAGCAGCTAAGGCTGCAAATGGTGCAGACTATCCGGATGCGTTCCTTACAGCTATGCCAAAGATTGCTTTGGTTAGCGATGAGGATGCAAACAAGTTCGATGAGTCTGATGCAACCATGGACAAAGACTAAAAGAAGGAGGATAACAGATGGAAAAATCACTTTATTTTCAGTTGGTCAATAAATACTTCCCACAACTTGTTGCAAGTGTAGTAGAGAAGTTGAACGGCAAGAATCAGACTGCATTGACCTATATGTACCGAGACCACTTGACTAACACATATAGTCAGGACGGACGCTGGGCATCAATTACTGCGGAATACACACGAGTTGCTGCTGATGTTGTATCAATGGATGCGGAACTTCCATTGAAGAGCCGTGACAAGGTTTCAACCGCTGAGGGTCAAATCCCAAAGGTTGGTATGAAGCTTTACATGTCAGAGAAGCAGCTTAAGGATTTGGATAACATGATTGCGCAACGTTTGCCTCAGCCACAGATTTTGCGTAACTTGTTTGCAGACCTTCCTCGTTGTATTCAGGCGGTTTACGAGCGTATTGAAGATATGTTCCTCAGTGAGCTGTCAACAGGTGTAGCTTTGGCAACTCGTTCCGGTGGTACTGGTGTCCGAGTTGATGTAGGTTTTGCCGAGAAGAATAAGTTTGGTCACGGTGCTAAGGCTTGGGACGCAGAGGATGCAACTCCTCTTGATGACATCCAATTGGTTTACGACAAGGCGATGGAAGACCAAAATACCATCACTACTTGTTATCTTGATGATTACACAATTAAGTTGCTTGGCAAGAACAAGCAGGTTCGTGCTCAGTTTGCCTTCAATCAAGGCATTGCACTTAGTGGGGATAACAGCAACATTCCTATTTTGAGCTTTGAGCAGATTGCGTCTATCTTTAGAAATAAGTGGCAGACCAACTTGGTACGTGTAGCCCGTACAATCAAGACCGAGATTAACGGCAAGAAGGGAACACACAACCCTTGGGCTAAGGGTCACATGACCTTTACATGCTATGATAACCTTGGTGATTTGTTCTGGACTAACGTAGCCGAAGCTACAAGACCAGTTGCAGGTGTTACTTATCAGTCAGCCGATGAGTATATCTTGGCTAGCCGTTATTCTACTAACGACCCACTCCGTGAGTTCACTAGCTCACAAGCAATGGTTGTTCCTATCTTGAATAACGTTGATGCCATCTACTCTTTGGACTCAACACAAGCGGTAGGTTAGGCTTATGAGAGGTGAGGTAATTAGTCCGTTCCGTGATAAGTTCCATTTTAACACCATCTATGAAGTTGGTGCAATCTTGGACTTTGACGAAGAACGCATGAACTCCCTTATCGAACGTAAGCTTTGCAAGATGTTGGAGGTGCAGGATGATAACCATTCTGCACCTCTAAAAGACGATAAGGAAATTAAAGATACTCCTAAGAAGGAAGTCTTGAATGATGGAAAAGAAAATCCTATAAAGGAAGAAGAAAAGAAGTCAGAAGATACTCCTAAGAAGGAAGTCTTGAATGATGGAAAAGAAAATCCTATAAAGGAAGAAGAAAAGAAGTCAGAAGAGACACCTAAGAAGGAAGTCTTGAATGATGGAAAAGAAAATCCT